ATCTTCATCATAAGCTAATCCATCTGATAAGTATTCAAGAACTATAGGTCTATCTACCAAGCCACTGCTAAAAGAAATTTTACCTTCACGCTTATTAAGCAAGTATAATCCGTTAGTGTGAGAAGTAACCGGATCTAAGCCATATCTTTTTCCTCTTTGAGAATTTGCACCCGATATTTTTTCTAAATTAAAATCTCCAAAACTATCTTCTGTTATAGAACTAGAAGCGTTTATATTGTTACCATTTTGATCCTGCACAGGTATTCCTGAAGAATCTTGTATAGGTAAACTACCTGGAGACTTACTTAATAAATTAGGGTAAATAGGTTGCTTTATACCATTTTCATCAATAACATTGATACTTACAAGGTTGACGTAGTCTTGAGGTAACGGCACACTTAAGTTTAAAGGCACTGATAATTCTTGGGATTTAATACTATTTAAAGTATCATAAGAAAATTCTTGCAATCCTCTTTTTGCATGAAATATAACGTCTGATCTTTTTACTTTAGCGATCAACTTGTCCTCCCCTACGTATGCAACTTGAAAGTTGTTTATAATGTCCTTGACCGTAATATACGCATAGCTTCCATAATTAGATTCTATAGCATAAGTATAAAGTTCAATAATTATAACATCACCTTTACTGGTAGTGTCAATATTAACAGTACTTCCTACTAACTGGTAATTTGCGGAATTAACTACCACCCCGTTTCTAGTAACTCTAAAATTAGGAATAGTTCCGCCTATTAAAGTGACGTTTCCTGTCCAAAGTATACTTTTTGATTCAGCATTTGGATTATCTTCTAGTTCTATGTATATCTGTTGACCTGAATAGTAATGTGCGTTGTTTTCTGTTAGTAGACCCATTTATTACCTTTTTTCGTTTATGTTTTGTTGTTGTACTTGAGCAGAAGCTGCTTGCACTATTTGCGGATCCCTTATAATTATACCTGCATAAGCCAATATTCTAAGTATTACTTCTGTTTGCTCTGAAGCATGTAACTCAAAGTTAGTGGACTCTGTGCTTTTATACACATAAAATTGCAAATTTTGATTTACTTCAAAACCCCATTTAGGAGCTACAGGCGTTCTTAAAAAAGCAAGTTCTATTACACCTCCTTTTATTGTAGTAGGTAATATTCTTAAATACCCATTGTCTTGTGTATATACCGGGTATGTTTCTGTAGGTGCTGTTAAAGGAGACCTTACAATATTGTAAAACTCTTTCCTACCTAATGACTGTAATTCTATTCCGCTATAAGCAACAGTGTTAAGCCTATGCAAATTGTTCGGAAGAGTAAGTGTGCCTCCAGAAACAAATTGAGCGGCATTGACAGTTTCGAATTCAGATATTTTTTCTTCTAAATAAGTGACACGATCAGCGTAGTCAGAGTCCGTTTGAGGACTTCTAATCAACTGGTTTAAGTCTTCAAAGTATTTCTCAAATATCTCAAGCTGTACTTGTTCTCCCATTTTGTTAAACTCGTCAGGAGTCATATACCCTCTTTGTTCTTTATTGAGTATTAACAAAACTGTTTGGTAAACAGTATTTACGTTTATCATTTATTTTTGTTTAATGTAATATAAGGGGATAAAGTAACTACCCCCTATAAATATATTACGTGTTAAATTAATTTTTTCTCTATAGAGCTGAAGACTTCCATGCCTTCATCTGTCTTAAAGAAAGCTGCCATAGCTGAATATGGGTTTTCATCAAAAGGAACAGTCATTAACTTTCTGTTATTGCTAGCCCAATTAAATGTTCTATTGTCGCCGCTTAAAGATATAATCCCTGCTTCAGTAGCTTTAATTGCAACGTTTCTCAAATGAACGTTTTCGTCATTAGCCAATTCTAAGAACAAAGGTGGATTACCTTTAGCAAATATATATAAATCTCTTTTAATCTCCTTAGAACTCATGTTAGCAACCTCAGATCCTCTTTCTACTCTAAGAATAGCTTCTGCTTGGTCGATATCCATTGATCTTGCCGCTGTTAAAGCTTCAAACTCTACTTCTAAGTCTTCTAATTCGTCAATAGCTTCTTCTTGAGCATCGAATTCGTAGTACCTTTTGTTTAAGTCTGGGTGATATAAAGATAATAATTTTTGTAAGTTTTGGTTTTGTTTTGGAACGGATAATATACCGTTTTCAAAAAGTATTTGCCTAATGTAGCTTCTCCTTTTTGTTCGTTTACAAACGGAGAGTTTTGATTAGTGGCATATCTTAATTCTTTTTGAACTCCATTTTCTTCATCAAAATAAAGTAAAGGTTTTAAAGCAGAGTGCCTAGAGTTTAATCTAAATGATAAAGGCTCGCTACCTCCTGCTAAATAATAACTTCTATCTTTAATTGGCCACGAAGGCTTTGAAAATGTGATTGTTTGCTCTACTGCAATCTCTTTTGCTGCAACAGGCTTTACTGGTGCTGCTTTTGCAGCTGTATTTTGTTTTGCCATAATATGATATAATTAAATAATTTTTAAAAGGTAATAATTACCCCCGTAAATTCAACGAGGGTAAAAATTACAATAATATACTCTTGACTATGTGAATAATACAAAGTTGTTTGCACCTTGTACACATAAACATCTTTCAGATAAGAAGTGAACTTCCATTGCATCTAAAGAAGATGTAGCAGCTCCGCCAACTGAACCAGTTAACCAAGACTGCATTCTTCTGTCATCAGCTTCTGAAGCTCTATATCTTACGTGTAAGAAAGGTCTTCTGATGTTTTTCCCAAGTGATTGGTCATAAACAGTTGAAGTTCCTGCAGGAATTAAGATACCATTTACTGAAGCATCTGTAGCGATACCTCTAGTTGAAGCATCGTTTAAGTATTTCCAGTCAGTTTTGTAGAAATCATAAGATCCACGTCTGAAACCAGAAAAACCTAAGTTCAATGCCATTTGCTGATCATTGTTGAATATACCATAAGCAGATCCAGCTCCAGCGTTTCCACCGTTAATTCCAGCTAACATATCGTCAAAAGCTAAAGCAGTTGTTCTGTTTAAGAATAACATGTTTTCTTCAATAGCTCCTTCTTTGTCTAATCCTTTAAGAATAAGATCAAAAGATGCTAAGCTTCCTGCAAATGCATTATCAACTTGTCCTCTACCAGTTACAGCAGCGAATAAACCTTCAGTACCTTCAATTCCAGTTGGAACATCTCCGTTACCAGATTTCTTCTCACCTTCAACTACAGCCATTTCTAAGTAATCTTCGAAACGTAATCTAGTTTCTCCTTCACCTTTTAAATACCATAAATATCCAGAATCTCCACCTTCAGTAGTTACTTCAACCCATCCAATTTGAGATGCATCAGAACCACTTACTTCGTATTTATCCTTAATGATAATTGGCTTGTTAGAAAACTGAGTGAAAGAAGGCTCGATAGATACAGCTGTTGTATCAGTACCTTTTGCATATTCAGAACCATAAACAAATATTTTTACTCCTGTTGCTCCTACTAAAGCGTGTATTTCAGCAACACTCTTAGAGTATCCTTTAATAGTTACAGTAGTGTTATTTGATACTCCAGAAACATAAGCTTTTGCAGATGCAGAACCGTCTGATTTAATAACTAATATAGTTTGACCTATACCGATTACGTTTGTAGTTGGCAATGCTGCTAAAACACCTGCATTACTAAGAGTAAGCGCAGTGTAAGAAACATGCAACCTATTTTGTTCAGACCAAACTACTTGATCAGACGTCATAGGAATTTCAGCTCCTACCATTTTTAAAAATCCTCCAATAGTTCTGTTACCGAATCTTTCAACCTCAGCTTCATAAACTTCTGGAATGTACTGTTGTGCCCAGTTTGCGCTATCCGCATCTGCACTTGTAAAGTCGATATAGTTTGTTGATAATACCGATTTTTTTGCGAAGGGTACTAAACCCGTTTCACCTGTTAATGCCATAATTAAATGTTTTAAATGTTAATTGTTAAATGTTTTTTTAATCCTTAATTTTGAAGAATCAACACCGCTAATTGCTTTTACCTTGAACCCTCCAATACTAACCTCGGATGGTGCAGTCGACCGCACTCCTTCGCTAATGTTTTTAGATTTTGCTACTACGTCTTTCACTGCATCAGCCTTGCCTTGCTCATAAAAGTGTTTTGCAATGGTATCCGCATTACTTGCAGCATAAATAGCTTTGTGATAACCTTTCGTATCCGTTACTTCACCTTTTTCATTCAGGAACTTCCCGATAAGGTTATTAATGTTAGATTGGTTTTCTGCAACTTTTTCTACATTCTGAACGCCGTATCTAAATGTCTTATCACCTAATTTGAAATCAAAACCTTTGAAATCTTGGTTAAACATTTGTTTAGTGCTTTCTTTAAATGTTGAGTGTTGTTGCTCTGCTATTTTTTGATTCTCATTATAACGGTTGAAAAACTCTGAAGCTTCATTTTGTTCTGGCGACACTCCGGGTCTCAACTTGATTTCCGAATAGTATTTGTCTTTCAGACCTTCTAAAAAGCTTTTTGCTTCTGCAACCTCTTCTTTTTTTGCGAGTTTCTTTTTTCGGATGTCTCGCTCCTCTTCAATATCCTCATCAAAATCAAACTTATCTTCCATTAAGAAATCAATCTCAGCGTCATCTAAATGTGATTTTGTGTTTTTGTAATATTCTCTTAACAACGTATCTGAATCTACTTTGTCATAATCTGCGTTTAACCTAACATAATCCTGTACGGTTCCGCCTGTTTCTTGCATAAAATCTACTAGCTTTTCTACGTTTTCAGGTAAATCTGCTTTTGGTGTAGACTCAATAATCTTTTCTACTTCTGCTATAACAGCAGGTTCTACAACTTCGTTTATAGTAATTACTTCCTCTGAGTCTGCAGTTGCTTCCGCAACTATTTCTTCAACTACCGCGGCAACTTCGTCTGTTGATACTTCTTCTGTTGCTACTTCAACTGGTTTTGACAAGTCAACTTTTGTGACATTGTCTGTGTTTGCTTTAGGACCGTTTTTAAGATCCACTTTAATTGTTTCTGACATGATATGATATTATAAAATTAGTAAATAGTTATCACCTAGGTTCAAATTGCTCTAAGCCAAATCCACCGAGGTTGTCAAACCCCGCAGATTCAAAATTCTTTGGTAAAGAATCGTTTTTTCTTTGATCAATTAACTCGCTTTGTTGAGTTGCTTGTATTTTTGTTCTATCGTCTTTACGGTCTTCTTTGTACTTTTCATTACCCTGCTTTACACCTGATTGAGCTTGAGCTAGTTGCATATTGTACTGAAATTCAACTTCCATCAATTGCTTTTTAATCTCTGCTTCCATTTGCATTTTTTGTATGTCAAACTGAGATTTCGATTGCTCTACTTGTATTTTAGTTTGCGATAATGCTTGTTGCTTTTGTACTTCAGCCATAGCCGCTGCTTCTGATGCTTTAGCATTTGCTTGAGCTTGTGCCTGTATATTTGCTTGCTGAGCCGCTTGGTCTTTTTCTTCTTTTTTCTGTCTTTTAAACTTAATAGATTCGTTAGCTAATTTAATATTTTTAATCTCACGAATATCAATAGCATCTTCTAAGTTAATACCACCTGATTGCAATGCTACTTGTATGTTTTGTTCTAATAGCTGCTTAGCTTCATCATCCGGCTCTAACTCTAAGTAAATTCCAAAGTCATGCAGATTTAATGTACTTATCTCAGCTAAGATTTCAGCATTGTATATTGACACACTGTTATTCATAGAATTACGAGTTAAAGGAAACTCTAATAAATCTGCTATTTTTAATGAAATGTTTTCACACGTTTTAAGTGTCAAATATAAACCAGCCTGTGTTATATGTCTAGTAGCTACATTAGACGCGTTAGCAGCCATCTTTTGAAGCCCTACTAATGAGTTTTTATCAGGTTGGCTACCGTCTCTTGCTTCGTTTAATCCGGTTACATCCCTAATCATTTGCAAATAATACTGATAAGTATTTATAAGAGATGATATCTTTCCTTGACCAGATGATGACGCTAATTCTTGTACAGGTATTTTACCCCTGTTCATTTCACCGTCTTGTGTTAAAGATCTACCAACAACACTACCTGTTTGAAAGTACATATTTAAAGCCTCTGCTGGATTGTAAGTCGTTCCATTACCTAAATCAACTTCCGCTAAACCGTCCATATCTAAAAATACACCATCCGGCACTATTCTAGACATAACTTGCTGTAACTTTAAATGAGTCAATTGAATCATATCGGCAAACCCTGTTATACGACTAACTAAAGATTCTATCTTACCCTTATATACTCTAGGAGCACAAATAGAATAATTCATAGACACTTTAGTGGTATCTGCAAAAGGTCTTGTCATATTTTCTGACATTTCCCACCTCAGCATTGTATTGTGCCCTAAGAGCTTTACGCCTGTATATAAAACCTCTATAGTTCTAGACACCTTCTTAAACGTATCGTTTTCGGGTGGGTTAAACTCATCTGTTTTTTCAATTGCTTTTTCAAGACCCTGATCAGTTACTTTAATTTTAAAGACCTGGTGCATATAAGTCTTGTATTCAAAGTATAATAAAGAAACCTTATCATCGTCGGCTGTACCATACCCATTTGTATAGTTACGTGAACTTGACATTTTTTCGATATCTTTTAACTGTTCGGTAGATAGTAAAGGAAATTCTTTTGCTACTTCAGCTACAGTTACTTCTTTTACCTCACCTACATAATATAAATCCTCATAATTAGGATCTTCTGTGTAAGAGTAAACTATAGTTGCAGGATCTACATAATCAATTTTTATTCCTTCAGCTTTGTTAAAACTAGTTTTAGTAGCAGCAATACCTAAGACAGTTAAATCGTAGTCTAATCTACGCTTAGTCAAGGTATACTTATTATTGTCTAAAACATTGTTTATTATTTCTTCTTGAGCTATTTCAATATTCTGCTTGTAGTCAAGTTGCATGTGAAGCGAAAGCTGGTTTTCGTTTTCAGGAAGCATAGAGGGATCCTCAACATTGTAAGTATCAATACCAAGTTGAGACATCATTTGCTCGTTAAACTCTCTAGTTTGCATATCCGCTACAATAGCTGAAACATACTCTGTTCTTTTCTTACTAGATTCAGGATCTTGAGCGTAAGCTTTTATGTCATAAGATTTTTGAGACATACCGTTTACAACAATATCTACAAACTTAGGAATAATAGGTACTGGCTTCCAATCTAAATTAAGGTAAGATAAATCACCATTTATAGATAACTCGTCTTTGTATTTTTGAATTGATTGCTCTCCTCTAGCGTATAGTCTAAGCTGGTGAAAAGCGCCGTAATTAGATGAAAACCGATTTGCCGACGTTCTGGAACCTCCAAACCATTCGTGTTCTATAGCTCTAGCAACTGCTAATCCATATTTTCCACCTGCTTTTTCTTCATCGGTAACAGCTTGACTAGGAAAAGAACTATTGTAATTAGTTTCTATCATTTATTTTATTATTTGCGAAGTAAATCCTTTATTATCATATTTCTTAAAAGGTAAACTTATAGCTTTTCTTTCTCTAACAGCTACAGGTGTATACCTATTTTTATTGCATGCCATAATTGCTAAACCGGAACTAATGGAAGCATCGTGTTTTGTTCTATTGTTTATATTAAACTTAGCCCAATCTTCTAATGTTCTTTGCATATACATATTGCCATATGTTTCTCCGTTGTAACCAACGTATGTTTCTATATAAGATTCGATTGCTGCAGCGTGCGCTTGTTTTATATCTTCACTAGAGTTAGGAATTCCACCTATTTCTCTTTCAGTTACTGATAACTTGTTCCAAACTTTATCTGGTCTGTTCATACTGAACCCTCTATACCCTCTTCTTTTAAAATGATATAGTAATCTAGGCTTGTTGTTTTCACACAATAAGGGCATACCATAAAATATACATGCCATTAATACATCTTCAAAAAACATTTCAGCAGTTTGAGGTCGTGCTATATACTCTAAGAAAAAACAATTTGGAGGAGCGTCTTCCATACTAAACTTGGTTAAACCATGCAAAGCACCGTTAGATCCTCTTTTATCAACAGTACCTGATATATCGTAACTGTCACATCCAAATGCTCCCATGTGATCATTACCTGGGTATTTAGTACCATTTTTTACTATAATCTTATTTTGCAAATCAAACTGAGGAACCCAAGACACTTTAAATCTACCGTCCTTATTGGGGTGAAATACAACTTTAGTATCTTTCATTCCGTTAGCCCAGGCAAAACTACCTGTTGTCACTACGGAAGTATTTTTTAAATCCTCATTATAATCTACTTGCTCATATATTTTAGTAAGATTTAAAATAGACTCTTTGGCTTCGTCTCTAAACGCATGTTTCTCTGTTCTTGGAAACTGGCGATAGTATTCATTTAAACCATCTTGATCTTCTTTTAATCCCTCAACTTCATTGTTCCAGTGTTCTATAACACCTAAATCAATTAATTCTCCATCAACACCTTTTACAGGGTTTTTTGGCGTGTCAAATACAGGTAATCCAAAAGCGTCAATGTATCCTTCGTAGTTCCATTCCATAGGTATGAACAAAGAATAGAGTCCTGAACTAGTCTGTCCGTTGCGGTTTCTTTTATTAACATTTGAATTATAGTATAGTTGTTTAAAATTGTTACCTCCTTTTTCTAAAGCATTTGATGTTGAACCCATCATACACTTACATACTATTTTACTACCTAATCTTAAACACGTTTTTGTAACCCTCCAGTTGTTTAATATATTGTCAGGTCTTTCCCACTTTCCACTTTCATCATGTACTAGTAGTTTTAATTTTTCTCCATCATAGGAGTTATCTCCTGTGTTTTTCCAATCAATAGTTGTATCTAAGCCCTCTAGTTCCTCTTCAGTTTCGCCTTCGTTAAGCTTTCGTCTGGTAAGCCTCGAGGCGGGGATTCTATAGGCAAGTTCCGTTTTTGGCCTGTCCATCCCGTCCTGGATTGGTTTAAAGAAAAATGGGTAGTTACTTGATATGGGTACAACCTTATCTGTGAACATTTTCTTCGCATCGGCTCCAGATTTGGACAATATTCCAAACCGTGAATCAGTTGATATAGTGGCCATGTTAACTGTCTCCCCTGACGCCATGAATGAAAATCCTGAACGCCTGTTCTTGAGATATGACATACCATAACATCTTTTGTCTGATTTGCAAGCTTCCCAGAATATAAAGAATAGTCTGTTCGATTCCCTAAAGTCTGCTGCCCCAACATCAATTTTGGACCACTGCAAGTACATGTAATGAGTGCCAGTGATATAAGTAGGATTACCCTTGTTAAAAAACCAAAAACCCTGTTCTCTCTTTTCAAATTCTTTGTCTATATATTCGTACCACTTTTCTTTAAAATCATTTGGGTATTTTTCCCAATCAAAAACACTTTTTATTTTTGCTAGCTCTCTAGGATATTCTAGCTTGCTCCAATATTGTTCTTCTTTCTTAGCTGAACGCTTTTGTATATCTTTTGGTTCTTTAGGTAGAGCGATGTTAAGATCCTGGATAGTATATATTTCTCCAATTTCTCCAGTTTTGCTAATAACCACAACGTCATGCTCAGCATTATAACCATACTTCCATTTTTTATACCTATTCATCCGCTTTATAATTTGCGGTTTTATATGATCAGTATTTACTTTATATAAAGATTGCTTGTACATTATTTAGATCTTCCTTCAGCGAAGCCTTTGAAAGCTTGTTTCTTTTCCTCTTTAGGTTTCTCTTCTAACCTCTCCTCTTCCTCTTCTAATCTAGCTAGTATTTCAAAAGCATCGAATATAGCTAACTTTTTAGTAGCTGCTGCATTTTTAAGTTTGTCTGCTGACAAATCCTCCTCTGAATCAACGATAGCTTCTTTAGCTACTTTTATTAATTCCTCAACGGCTATGTGCCCAGCTTGGATTATATTCTTTTTCGTCTACTTTGTATTCATATTTAATTACGATATCATTTGATTTCATACAATATAAACGCTTGTCTTCAAAAACAAACTCAAACTCAGAGTTAGGAAGAAACCCAATTAAATCACCAGGTAGTATTTCAGCGTCTTCTAAGGACTTGTTTCCGTATTTTAGTATACCAATAAGTTCTTTTTCTTTTTGGTTCTTTAAAACGTCTGTTTCTGCAATAGGTGATACAAAGCAATATTGCATATTAGCAATCCAAGTATCATTCCTTTTATACATATATATTTGATCCGAGTTGGCAAAAAACAAATTGTCTTTAAAAAACGTAGAACCGTTTCTTTCAAGCCCTTTAATGTCGTACCACCTTCTAAATATATTGTGATGTATTACTACTTTATCTCCAGGTTTTATATCCGTATTTAAAGCTAAAGGTACTGAAACAACAATAGCTTCTTTGCTAACAGATCTCCAATCCTCTACTTGAGTATTAGTAATTAAATCTTTATCACCTACTTTTACTTTATTATTATACCGATCATTTAAAGGCTTAACAATAAATTGACCAAGACTATTCATTAATACTCTAGATCGTATTCAACGGATATAGCCATGTTGGAATTGAATTTCTTCCATGGCATAGTTTCGTTGTTTTTACTTATGTAGATATTATAAGACATATCATTTTCGTCAAGCAATATAGCTTTTATCTCGTGCCCTCCGTATACGGTTTGACCTACAGAATAATGCATTGCATCACTTTTGTAATCTGATCCTATACTTATTTTTCTAACTATCTTGCTCATCTTCTATTTCTGTATATTCACCGGTTTCTAAATTAATATTAACCTTGCCGTATGCGCTTTCTAAGTCTTTTTTAGTATCTTCTATTTGAGCATTGACTTGAGCAAAAGTGTGTAATAATTCATGCTTTTTAACTTCTAGCAAACCTAAATTGTTGATAAGCTTGTCAGCGCTATTTTGCTGCGCAATAATGTTGTCTAATTCTTCTTGTTTAATTTTACTCATAATTTAGTTTAATTTGATTGTTCCTTAAGTTATAGTTACCTGTATTGCATGAATTTTAGTTTTTAGAGTTCTTATTTTCTTTGTTCAATAAATACCACTTGTTTATAGTATACCCTAAAGTAACTATTAATAAAGCTATTTTTAAAAAAGTATCTAAGCTAGTCATTGATAATCCGAATGTTAAACCGTTAATACTGTAAATTTTTAAATCTTCTGTAGTCATAATATATTAGGTATTTTTTTCTGCAATTTTTATTTTTTGGTTAAATGTTGTGTATTACTAGTAATTGAAAAACTGGTATTGAACTGTATAACCAATCTAAAAACTCCATATTACCTTTACCTAATAATTTATCATAAACCACCTCTTTAAGCGCGTAAATAATAATGGCAATTAATCCGCCGATATTACCAAATAATAAAACCATAGGGAAACCACTTAGCACACCTATAATTAAGTGTGCTTTATGGTCTGTTCTTATACTGCTTATAAAGTCAGCTAATCTTTTCATTAAAATTTATTTGCTAAGTAAGATAAACCTGCGAATCCGTGTAAGCCTTCATTAGGTAAATCCACATCGTAAGACTTCCAACCGTAAGGATGGTCATCTAATCCTATCCA